AGGTGCCGGTATGACAGCTACACCTTTAGCTGTCATACCGGCACCTTGTTTAGTCGGTCTAAAATTACCTGACTTAACACTAGACTTTATGCCCATGCCCTTTTTCTTTTTACGAACGGCCATGTACTATCCTACAAAAAATGTACCAGCTACACTAACTCCTGCATTCATAGTGACGTGCAGATTTGTTTCGTAACGAATACCCGCATCTTCAATATACTGATCAGATGAACCACCGGCGATTAGTCTTTGTTTCATAATGATTGATCCAGCTGCGCCACCGTCTCTCAATACAATGTCAGTCGCTGAAGCCATACCATTTACCAAACTGTATCCTCTAAGTCTACCCGGAATTGAATCTATCGTAGATGTAGATGTTGCGAATATTGCTTTTATATTTGTTGCCATGT